AACACCTCCCGGTAATGAAAACTGGCGGCTGGTCCGACGTATCAGGACGGTATCACATCCGTCGAACCGCCAGCCGTGCAGATAAGAGTTTAAACGCTTTGCCAGCGTGAGACGTTCGGTGACATGCTGCTCCTGCGTACTTCCATAGTGAGTATCATCATAACAGTCGAAAGCAAACCGGATTGTGAGAATAGTCTTTCCGTGCTGGAGACCATTCTTGATATTGTCCCAAGCGGTTTGAGGAATGCTGATCAGGACACAGGGAAATGTTACCGGATACTGATCCTCTCCGTTAGTGAGTGCTTCCAGTTGTCCGCAGTCTTCGTCAATGAGGGTAATTACATCACCCATCTTGCCGGCTATTTGTTGTTGAAGGTCGTTGAAAAGTTGTTCCATAATGCTGCTTTTAAATATTGATAATCTTTTGAATTTCCTGTTGTAGCTTATCGCTTATCTTTTTTGTCAGTTCCGTTCCGGGTGTAGATGGCATGAACTGGCGCCTGGGAATGCGTACGGTAAGCTTAGTCTTTTTCGTCAGGGCGAGACGTTTCCAGTTTAGCGCTTCTTTAGAGGCATTCTCTTCACGTTGTTTACGAACTTTCCCACCATGTTTCATTTTCCGTTTGATACCGGTGGCTTTGTAATACATAGCCCAGGCAAAGCGTCGCATTTTTGGAGTGACGGTAGTTTGTACCATACCACCCTGATTGTGTATACCGGCATAAGGCACTCGGGTGAAGACCGTAACGGTTCCGTTGTCCAGTGCATATTCAATGCTTCCTGACAGATGGTTTCTGCCGGAAAGCAATGAACCGTACCGGGAGTCCGTCCCTTTCCCTCCGTTTTTCTGCCGCTCTGTCTCCTGCCATTTGTGGAAGCCATTATGGGTGAAACCGCCCTTGCGGAAATCATCCTCAATATGCCGTTTGGCGATATTTCCAACGATGACCGGCATCTTTCGTCGTACGAGATCCTTAAGCTGTTCCTGTTTTTGCAGAATCCTACGGTTAAATTCCTGAATATCCATTTGTATCTTAAATAAATCTTTCCGTCAAAAAGGTTTTCACTGCTTCTTTCGCTCCCTCATAGGCATTCGTTACGTACGGATGCGTATCGCTGAACAGTCTTCCGTCTTTTCCGGGATTATTATCCAGTCCCGGTGCAGGCTGGTCTTTCGGATCATTGTCCCCATGAGGAGTTTCCGTGGACGGTTCATCCGTAGCAGCCAGTGAACATTTGCAATTCCAGCGGTCTCCCGGTCGATGAACATTCCAGAACGGGTGATTTATCGGCAGGATAGTTCCCCAAAAACCTTTATGGTCGGCTCCGGGATTTATACTGGTGCTGGGCATCCATTCCAGATTCGGCAGGATATCAGCGTATTGTTCAAAGCGCTGCCAGTCCGCTGCCTGGTGTGAACGTATGACAGCAGTGTCATATTCTGTCCGCAGCCAATGTTTTACATGATGATCCAGCATCGGGTGTACATCGTTTCTCCACTGTTCGAACGGTTTTAGATCACCATTCGAATCGAAGAGCCGTGTGGCGATATCGTTTTGCATACGGTGCACTTTGAAAGCGGAGAATACAGCATTGCCCCAGTCTATTTTCTGCCGGAACTCCACAGGAGGTTCTGTTCCGGATTCACTGATACCTTCATCGGTGGCTTCGGTAAAAATGCGGAAAGTCTCATTGAACAGGCTTTCCTCTATCTCTGTCATGGGTTGAAAGTCCTTTTCGTATATATGCTTCAGGGCACGTTGCAGGGCTTTATTATCGAAAATAAAAGCAGAGGCTACATCTTCATCAGTGGCATCCCGATACAGATCATTCATTACCAGTCTGAAGCCCCGTCCCTGTCCGGGGCTTTTCCGAAAAAACGGGTAGACCGGTTCTGTGGCTGTATGATCTGTGCGAACGGGTTATTCACCTTTTTCTTTTCTTCCATTTCCCCTTTCAACTGCTCATAATTATCGGGCTTTTCTACGTTCAGTTGCTCATACAGGTAGTCATCATCCAGGGGTAGGTCGAACACCGTTACAGCTTTCTCCAGCAATTCGGCACGGGTCTTTACCTGCTCCATGTCCGCGTCCTCCACATAAACGAACTCACCTCCTTTAGTATTCACTCCCAGAAATGCAAATATGTCTGTCATATCATAATTCAGCAGGTTCAGGATGGAAAGGGCATCCTGCTCTTCCAGTTCCTGCTCTATGTCCTGATGCACGGTACCCAGTGCCTGTGTGCCTGTCTCACTGGCTTCGGTGGTAAGAGTATTGCCAAGTACAGCCTTGCTCATTTCAGCATTACAGCGTTCCACGAGACTGCTGTACAGTTCACTGCTACCTGTTGTGTTTCCTGTTTCCACAAATTCCAGGTTAGATCCTTCCGGACAAAAGAAATCCATTCCTCCGCCTTGTTCCCGTGCAGCTTCCATTGCATTGTGCAAAGCTTCCGGGTCCGCCGCATCGTATGTATATTTACGTACCGGCATGCCGAATATCTCGGAGAATTGCGCCCAGTCACCAATAGTTCCACGCTTATAGATAACGTATGGAGCTGTACGCGCTAGAATCCCCAGCGGTTCTTTGCCCCGTATCATCAGCAGGTCTCCATAATTATCAAAACTTTCACCGTTGATGTCTTCTTGCCGTGTTTTGATGATGCGCAACACTGGATCTATGTGTTTGCGTGGTGCCAGATAATAATCTATCCAGCCTTTGGTATTGATATAGAACTGAACGAGCGTAAATCCCCAGTATTCCGCATCCAGTGCGTCACTGATAAATCGGAGGAACCAGGGTGATGATATCTGCTCGTTCACTTTATCATCAGGTATGCCGTTATGGCGAAATTCAATCTTCCTGCTTAGTACTCCGCTTTTCCGTTTTTGTACCACGCTGAACAGATGCGGGTCCATCAGGCTTTCGCTATAGATGTCATACAGCCTGACACGTCGTGTGAAATCTACGTTTTCAGCACTGCGGATAGCCTGCATATAGTCCCCCAGACCTATTCCGAAACGTTGTGGCTGTGTCAGTATCACTGTTGCTCCGGGACGGGTTACGTTACTCCCTTCGGTGATGCGTTTACTTTTTGCGGCTTTGTTCCGGAATACCGGAAACCTGTCTAATATATTCATAAATGATTGGTGCGTTTAGGGTTACTACTCATCAGCCAGGGGCTGTTCTTTTTCTGCTCTTCTTCCGGGAGCTTCGGTGCGCCGTCTATCGTTATTTTAAATGTCGCCACCTGTTTCAGCCATTCCATTGCACGGTCGTAGCGATCCTTGCGTATCTGCGACATCTTCTGAGGATTGTGAATACTGAACAAGTGATACACGGCGATATCTACCGCCATCATCAGTATAAGCTCATTGCGGGCCGTGCCTTCGGCCTTGAATATGGTATCAGTGTCATATCGTGCACTGAGATATCCGCGCATTTCGGCAATGGCACGGTCCTCGCAGATCTCAATGATGGCGTTATCATTACGGGTCAGGGCATCCAGTATTTCGCGATGGATGCTGGCATCGTAATCTTGCGGAGTTATAAATTTACTCATGGCTATAATCGTTTGGGGTTCCGGCGGTCATTACGATGTATCACAGTCACCGGTACCAGTTGTTGAATCTTCTTTTTGATGATGCAGTAACCGCCTTCCACGCAGTCGGGACCGTCGGCGGGAAATTTCAGCCGCAGGGTGAACAGTCTGAACTGGTCGTCCAGACGTTTCATGTGCGGGTTGTTTCTTTCAGCTTCGTTGAGGATAAGGTTTCCTTCCCGGTTTAAAGGTTCCAGGTTGGCTTCGATACGGGTAGCCTTGTCGGTCTTTCTTGCTTCGTCGGGCTGGATGTATAATTGGATATTCCTTTCACGGCGTACCTTACCCACCAAAGGCTTGAATACCTGCTGGAAGAAAGGGTCCTGCAGTTTATTGTTCTCCATGTAGCAATACACAGGCACCTTGCCGCCTACATACTCCAGCAGCTGTACATACCAGTCGATGAACTCCGCATTCAGCCCGCGGTCTAGGCAGGGCTTGATGATATAGAGTTTCGGACCGATCATCCCCATCAGGATACAGCTTTTCGTACTGCTGTTCTTGCTCTTGTTCTCGCCGGGTGCCGGGTCGCCGTAAATGACCAGGAACTGGAACTTCTTGAGGTCAGGTACTTTGCCGTAAGTGATCTCCTTAAATACTTCGCCTTCTGTCACCGGATTGTTGAAGTATTCCGTCTGCTGGGCGGCAGTACTGATTTTAGACAGAGCGATATCAATACTTTCTTCTGTATTTTTAGACGGCCAGGTACTGTATCCTTTTTCATCACGGATGTTCACTACGTCCCAATGATCAGCCATGTGTCCGGCACGTACCACGCAGCAGTCACGGGCAATGATATTTCCACAGAAAACAATCAGTGTTTTTACCGCCGTGTCACGTGTCCCGTACAGTGCTTTTTCCCACCATGTCCAGTTCTTGTCTATCGTGTCCGGATTCCGGCAGCCTTCATCCGTATCGAAGTCATCTACCAGCAGCACATCCGGACGGACAGCGCCGTTGCGGCTGCCACGAGGAGCGTTTCCGGCACCGACAGCACGGAATGAACAACCGCATTTGGTGATAAACTCCTCGGCACACCAGTTGCCGAGATTCACCTGTACACCATAATAAGCACGTATCAGGGCATTCTCTTCAAACTGTTTCTTATAAGGATCGAGCAACCGGACAGCACTGTCCTGTGTGGCGGAAGCCATCATCACGTTGCACTTCTTTTTCGTAAGCGCAAGGTACATGACGATAAACATCACCGTCGTACTTTTCGCCAGTCCCCGTGCCCATGACAATACTTCGAACCATTCCTCGTGTTTGATGCAACGTCGGATAGCCTTTATCTGGAACTCTGCAAATTCAAACTTGCAGTACTCGGGGAAAAAGAAGCTGATCCATTCTATCGGATCAGCTTCCAGACGGGCACGGTCCTTGGCAATCTGCGCTTGCGTCAGATTGACGTCGGAATTTTGGCGGCGAAGTCCGGATTCATAGAAGACTGCCCATTCCCTAAGCGCATCACGGTCTTTTTGCGTCTGTGTCATAAACTATCCTTTATAAAAGCGTCCCACAATCGAAGAAACTCCTTGCTCTTATCCAGATCGAACGGTCGCAGCCAGTTGATGAATTTCATACCTACACTGATAATGTCGGCAACACCTACATCTGTTTCCATCTTCTTAATAGCTGTCGCCAACTTGTTCAGTGTGTCGGCTTCGGCGGCATTGGCATAACGCTTTCCCTCTTCACGCTCACTGATCACACGGTTGATCTCCGCTACTTGCCGGTGCAGGCTGGCAACCTGCTGTTCTCGGGTAAGTGTCATGCCTACTTTCATTTCCTCCCATTTCTCCGCTGCTATCCAGCGGTTGATGGTGTTGCGTGATACACCTACTTTGTCCGCGATCTCCTGTTGTGTCAGGTTATCTTTCAGATATAATGTGCGGGCATAACCCTTTTTCTGTTGTGTGGTCAAATCTGCCATGATGATAAGTCGTTAGAATTTACACAAAGGTCATTATCCCGGAGGTGAACAGGAAAAAAGCGCAAAGAGGTTACAGACAATGCCACAGCGCCTGCATACTTGCCCGCAAGCGTTACACACTTTTTTGTACGGTTGCCCCTGTCACTATAAGTTTGTGACAGATTCAAAGCCGGAGACGCACATTGCATCGCTGCCGGCACTATATCCTAAATGCTGAAATATGATTCTTTTTAAATCCATACTGAATGAAAAGACTGCCAGTCTGCTGCTCTACGGAGAAATCAGTGACGAAGGCGGTGACGGCAAGATAGCCAGCCGTGACATCGTGAACGAAGTGATGTACATGGACGGCAGTTATGAGAACCTGAATATCCGGATCAATTCCATTGGCGGTGATGTTTATCCCGGTATAGCCATTTTCAACGCTATCCGGCAATGCAAGAGTAACGTCACTATCTACATAGACGGTATTGCCGCCAGCATTGCGGGAGTCATTGCCCTGTGCGGAAAACGGGTGGAAATGAGCCGTTATTCCCGCATGATGCTGCATAATGTCAGTGGTGGGTGTTACGGTAACAAAAAGGATCTTCAGGACATGATCTCTACTATCGAAAGCCTAGAGGATACCATTGCCGAAATTATTGCCGGACGTTGCGGCAGGGATAAGGAAGAAGTGAAAAACGCCTATTTCGATGGTACCGACCACTGGCTGAAGGCGGACGAAGCCCTCTCCCTCGGACTCATTGACGCTATCTACGATGTGGAAGCTGTACCCGAAGAGAGTACCACGGATGACATATACCGCATATTTACTAACCGGCTGGAGCTGGAGCAACAGCCACAAAACCCTGATAAAATGAAATTGGAAGACTTTAAAAAGATTCCCCGCTTTGCTAACTGCGCGGACGAAGCGGCAGTGATGTCCATGCTTGGCGATACTGCCCAAAAAGCGGACAAGGCCGATGACCTGGAAAAGGAGAACGGTGAACTGAAAGAACAGCTCAGCCGGCAGGAAGAGGAACGGATCGAGACAGCCGTAACGGATGCTGTAACAGACGGGCGCATTGGTGCCGATCAGAAAGATACCTATAAGAACCTTCTGAAGGCTGATTTCAAAAACGGTTTGACTGCACTGAAGGCGATGAAGCCTAAGAAGCTGCTGAAAGACAAGTTTGAGAACCAGGAACCGCAAGCCGGTGAAAGTCCTTGGGAAAAACGTCAGAAGGAAATACGTGAGAACATCCGGAAATAACCTGTAATACGCAAAGATATGATACCGATTAAAAATCCAAAGAATGCCAAATTGGGCGGTTCGTCCTACTTTGGCAAGAATGTCGGGAGCAGCGTACGCAGTGCCGGCAGTGCCCCACAGATACGTGGGCGACAGAAGGTTAAATACTAACAACTAATAACTTACAAGGACAATGGCTATTCAAGGATTGAATACTACCAACTATTCCGGCGAAGTGCTGGAAAATGTACTGACCCTTGCCACTACAGGCAATAAGTTGGTCAGCAGGGGACTGATTATGGTTATCCCCGGAGTGAACAGCGCAATCAGCATTCCACGCGTTAAGGCGGGAAAGATGTTGCAAAAACGAAAGGAAGACCCTACGAAAGCTGACAGCAAGGGGGACTTTACTTATAGTGAAAAGAAACTGACACCTAAGGATATGATGGCATTTACGCTCTTCAATCCCCGCGCGTTCGAACATATCTGGCGTCCGTTCCAGCCTTCGGGAGACCTGGTGTTCCGCCAGTTGCCCGGCAATGTGCAGAATATCCTGTTACAGGAACTGCTGAAACAGGTAGGACACGAACTGGGTTACCAATACATTAATGGTACATACGAAGACGGTTCGGACGATGCGCTCCTGATGGACGGTATCCTGACACAGGCTGCCAAAGATGCGGATATCGTGAAGGTAAAAAGTGTAGGAACTACGATGCTGCAACGTCTTAAAGAACTGCGTACAGTGATTCCGGTGACCATGCGCAATAATCCCAACCTGCGCATTCTGATGAGCGTGACGGACTTTGACACGTATGATGACGAACTGACGCAACTTGCAAATAAAGGTGCGGCTCCTACGGATATCAATCAGGAACGTTACAAGGGCATTCCGTTTGAAGTGTTGACGCAATGGCCGGAAGGCTTGATGGTAGCCACCATTTGTGACAGTGGCATGAATGGCAATCTGTTCGCCGCCGTCAATCTGCAGAATGACGAAAACGTGATTCAGATTGACAAGTGGGCGAATGCCAGCGAGCTTTATTTCTTTAAGATGCTGATGAAGGCAGATACGCAAATTGGTTTCGGTGAAGAATTTATCGCAATTGATTGGCGTGCTGACGGTGCGTTCAAACCAACTGTTGAAGGATAAGGAGAGCGGACGATGGCAAAGAAAGAAAAAGTTACGGTGATTGTCCTGGAGGAGTTTCAGGACAAGTTCGACCACAAGACCATGTATCCGGCGGGAACAGAGCTGGAAGTAGACAAGGAACGCGCTGATGATCTGGTAAGTCGCAAACTTGCTAAAGTCAAGGAAATGAAAACTCCCAAAGATCCGAAAGAACCCGAGAAATCCAAGGAAGTAAAGACTGAAACAGCAAAGACTGAAGCTGAGAAAGCTGAAGAAGGAGAGAAAGACGATGACAAGGGGACTGAGAAATAATAATCCCGGTAATATCCGGAACAGTAAGACCGTGTGGCAAGGAGAGATTGTTCCCTCTACCGACCGTAGTTTTAAACAGTTCAAGACGATGGCTTACGGCTATCGTGCTATGATCAAGCTCTTGCAGAACTACCGGAAGTTGAATGGATGTCGCACGATATCGGACTTCATCAACCGATGGGCACCTCCTGTGGAAAACAATACATCAGGCTATATCAGCCGGGTATGCAGGGAAATGCAGGTGCCCTCCAGTTATGTTCCTGATGTGAACGACAAGGGAACCATGTGCGCCTTTGCAGCTGCCATGTCACAAGTGGAAAACGGCATTCCTGCGGTGATGGAAGACGTACAGGCAGGATGGGACTTACTCTAAGTTAAGGAGGAATAAGATGGATACACTTGAATACATGAAGCTGGTCTGTGGTATCCTTACGGTTATCATCACCTACGGAGGATTCAGGATGTATACCGACAGACGGAAATATATTCAGGAGGTGGAGAAGCTGAAGGCGGAAGTCCGTGACGCGCAGGTGAACACCCGTGGCAGCGAGCTGGACAACGTTCAGAAAGCGATGCAAATCCTGATGGATGAAATTGTAGAACCTTTAAAGCAAGAAATAAATGCGATTCGAAAAGAACTCGGAAAACTTCGCCGGGCTGTTGAGAAGTCCAACAGTTGCCGTTTTGCTACTAACTGCCCTGTGCGTGATGAGTTGCAAAAGCCCGAAAAGATTGGAGAAGATTACCTCCCTAGACAGCCTGTACAGCGCAAGAGGATTCGTTCTGATACAACAGCCGGTACCGCCAAGCATTGCAAAAACGGTGTTTCCGACCAGAACACTGAAAACGATACCGATAGGAACAGGCTTTAGTACCCGCAGCGGACAGGCAACCGTCAACGTGACGCGGGTATCGGAAGATTCAGTAGAGGTAAGCGCCACTTGTGACAGCCTGGCACGTGAAGTAATCTTCCTTCGTGAAGAACTGACACGCATCCGCAATGAGACCGGTGAGGAAGTGGAAGAACCTCCTCCGCAGATTGTGAAGGAACCGACCGGATGGCAGTGGTTCCAGATATGGAC